AAGATGTTCTCAAGAACTCCATTGACAACTTCAATGGAAGGGGACTTCGATACTGGCAACGTTAGATACAAAGCTAGAGAAAGATACGCTTTTGGCGCTTCTGACTTTAGAGGTATCTTCGGTTGCGAAGGTGCGTAAGCAATAACTAAGTAATTTTGTGGCGGAACATAGTTCCGCCACATTTAATAAATAGAAAGAAAAAACCATGAAAAAATTCCTAGTGAAAATATATGCATACGATTATGCAGCTACATTTAACGTTTTAGCTGAAGATAATCCTATTTCTCTTGAACAATCTATCATTGACAAATTGGGAGAAAAGAGTATAAAATGGGAATCAACGGGAATGTATAGAAAACTTCCCTATCGAATAACCTATGAGGAGGTTAGTGATGATACAAGACCTGTACAAACAAAAAAGGTCCTTGGAGTTGAAGTGGGAACAGGAGCATCTATCTAATGATAGATATACTCTTAATATGGTCAGGATTGATGACAAAATTAAAGAAGTCATTACACAAATTAAACTGGCTGAAGCAGAAGTTGCCCACAGGCAGAATAACGCTGAAAGCGTTGCTCCACAAGTTTCTGTAGCTACTTAGAATAAAAGCTACATCGCTGAAATCGCACTTTCTTTGAAGGCTCTCTTGCACTCTATTAAAATCTCATATATACATATTTCACTATACAATTAATAATAACTATTAAATGTAGACGCGTATAGTCGACTGCCCTAGGGACTACATTTAAAATATTCTAGGAGGAATATTATGGCGACAACTACATTTTCGGGACCGATAAAAGCGGGAACGATTAAAAACACTACTGGCACTACAGTTGGAACGGATATGAAAAATACCGGCCAAGTTGTAATGGCACAAACAGCAGCTGTTGATTTATCAGGAGGTGCACTTGCAGCATCTGCTCTTGATATTATCATTCCAGCAAATTCACAATTAATTGATATTGTTTTTGACAGTATCACAGCAGCATCAGGTGCTACTAATATTAGCATTGGTCAAGTTGGTGGATCAGCTACTGCATATGTTAATACTTATGCTATTGGAACAACTGTTGGAAGAAAATACCCAACTACTGAAGCTGGTGGAGCACTAGCTTGGGAAGATGTTGGAACAAGTGATACAAGATTTAATGTAACTAATTCAGCAGCAACAAGTGCTGGTGAATTAAGAATTACTGTTTTGTATCAACAAAACATTAATTTAGGTTAATAATTAATTTCGTGTGGGCTTCGGCCCACACAAATTTAAGGAGAAAATTATGTCAATAACGTCAAAAGTTAGACAATCTGTAGTTCTTACAGCGGATGGACAAGTGCAGAAATTGATAAACACTGCAACTACATCAACAGCGACTAATATTACTAAAGCAAATATTATGACTGTGTTCGCTCAATCGAGTGATGCTGATGCTGAAATTAAACTTTACAATGAAATAGGAAGTGGTGTAACTGCTTCTAAATTAATTTTTCATGGTAAGTTTGGTACAGCAGCTAATCACGTGCATGAGTTTAAAATACCAGGAGCTGGTATTTATGCTAACACTGGAATATATGCCGATCTAACTAATATAGACTTTTTTTATATAGTCGGAACATTTTAAAGGAGTAGCCAATGGCGAATACTACTTCTTCAGCCTACGCATTTGATCAGGATTTCTCGATAGATGAAATCATTCAGGATGCATATGAACGTCTTGGACTTCAAGGCACAGCAGGTCATCAGTTAAAAACTGCAAGAAGATCATTAAACATTCTTTTTCAAGAATGGGGAAATAGAGGAATACATTTTTGGGAAGTAGGAAATACTAATATTAATTTATTAGTAGGTTCATCAACAAATGTAGATGCTACTGCTGAAGGATCTGGTATTTATACTTTTTATAGAAACTCTACAGATGTCCCTGGAGGTGGAGAACCACCACAAGCAACAACAGTTCCAACAGCAAACGTTTATGGTATTTCAGATATTTTAAATGTTACTTACAGACAAAATTATAATACAACTTCTCAATCAGACACAGGTTTAACAAAAGTTGCAAGAGACGCTTATGCTGCAACAGCAAACAAAGCTTCACTTGGAACACCTTCTCAATATTGGGTACAAAGATTTATAGATAAAGTCACTATTACTATTTATCCTATGCCTAATTCAACTGCTGCATCTAATTATTTAAATGTTTATTATGTAAAAAGAATTCAGGATGTAGGAACTTATACTAACGCAAGTGACACACCTTTTAGATTTATACCATCCATGATCTCAGGATTATCGTATTATTTATCTATGAAGTTTGCACCACAAAGAACACAGGAGATGAAGTTGTTGTACGAGGATGAGTTGGCAAGAGCACTATCTGAAGATGGTTCTGCAGCTAGCACATACATTACTCCGAAAACATACTATCCAAATATATAATGGCTAGATTTGCAAAAGGTAGAAGAGCATTAGCAATTTCTGATAGATCAGGAGCAGCATTTCCATATAGAGAAATGGTGCAAGAGTGGACAGGGGCATGGGTACATACTTCTGAATTTGAACCTAAGCAACCACAATTAAAACCACATCCAGTAGGAGCTGATCCACAAGGATTATTACATGCAAGACCTGCAAGAGTAGAATTTGCAGTGCAGGATATTTTACCAAACAATCCGTTTACAACAACAGCTGCATCAAAAACTTTAAGTGTATCTTTTCCAGATAATGGATTAAATGCTGGAACATCTTATGTAAGATTTAGTGATTTAAAACAACCAGTAGGTGGGGTTGCAATTACAACTTTAGAATTATCCACAACGTTAAATGGAACCATAAGTAATTCGGCTACATCAATTGTTTTAACTGATGGTTCGGAATTTCCAACAGCAGGTTATATTGTTATAGAAAAAGTTTGGACACAAGCTGATTTAACAGCAGGGACAATTACTAATCCTTTATTAGTTGGAACATATGCAAATGAAACAATTCAATATACAGGTAGAAGCACACACACTTTAACAGGATGCACACGTGGAACGGCTGCTCCATATAGAGGAAAAACTTTAGCTAACACTACAGCGATTGCTCATACATCTGGGGCAAAAGTATATGGATCATATTTAGCAACAGCTATTGGAACAACAGTAATAGTTGGTCCTAAAACATCACAGACGGAAACAAATTATAATTCATTAACTGTACCTTTAGTATCTAATGCTACAAGTACAGCAACAGGAGGCGGTTTTCAGTGTACAATTGGACCCGTAAATGATAGAGGTTAATTATTATGGCTGCATATACACTTTCAGAATTAGAAACGGACATTAGAAATTATACTGAAGTAGATAGTAATGTTTTTACTGGTGCTATTCTAGGTAGAATAATAGAAAATGCAGAATATAGAATTGCTTATGATCTTCCTATGGATTCAGACAGATTCGTGGAGCAAGGTACAATGGCAACAGATGTAAATAATATTAGAGTGCCTGCAGGATCTTTATTTGTAAGAGGTGTTGAAGTATTTAATGCAACAAATTCTACGGAAGCAGGTACATGGTTAGAAAGACGCGATCAAACTTTTTTAAGTGAATTTGTAGGAAGATTAACAGGGCCAGAAGGGTCAACTACATCAGGAGCAGATGTTACTGGAAAACCTAAATATTACTCTATGTTTGGAGGAGCAACCGGTACAACCGACACGACATCAGGATCTATTTATTTAGCTCCTACACCGGACGCTAATTACATATTTAGAATATATTTTAATAAAATTCCACCTGGTTTAGAGACACAGACTTCTGGGACTTATATTAGTAGATATTTCCCTCAAGGGCTGTTATATGCTTGTTTAGTAGAGGCTTATAGTTATTTAAAAGGTCCAACTGATATGTTGACATTATACGACGGAAAGTATAAACAAGAACTACAAAAGTTTGCAGCAATGCAAATTGGAAGAAGAAGACGAGACGATTACACGGATGGTACAATAAGAATACCGATCGAGTCACCGCCTCAATAAGTAATTAGGAGAAAACATTATGGCAATAACATCTGCAATTTGTAATAGTTTTAAAACAGAAATTTTAACAGCTGTTCATAACTTCACTGCATCATCTGGAAATACTTTTAACTTAGCTTTATACACAAGCTCTGCAACTTTAAATAAATCAACAACAGCTTATAGTTCATCAAACGAAATTTCTAATACATCTGGTTCAGCTTATTCTGCAAAAGGAAAAGCACTTACAAGTGTTACGCCTGTATTATCAACAGACACTGCTGTTTGTGACTTTTCAGATATTTCTTGGACATCAGCATCTTTCACTGCTAACGGTTGTTTAATTTTTAATGACTCTGCATCTGGTGATCCAGCAGTTTGTGCGATCGCATTTGGTTCAGACAAAACTGTAACAAGCGGAACTTTCACAATTCAATTCCCAACAGCTGACGCTTCGGACGCGATAATACGTATAGCATAAGGAGGTAAGTCCTTATGGCCAATACTTGGAATCAATCCGGAACAACCTGGGGGACAAATCGTTGGGGAACCACTGATGCTCTTTCATTAGGTTGGGGTGCACAAAGTTGGGGTTATTCCGAGTGGGGTCAACTTAATGATATTACTCTTACACTTACAGGCCTTTCATCAACTACATCATTAGGAGATATTACCGCTTTTCCAGAAAGTGGTTGGGGTGGAGATACTTGGGGTTTTGAAAACTGGGGTCAAAACGCAACTACAATTGTTCCAACAGGATTAAGTTTAACTTCTTCTATAGGTTCACCTACAATTACTACAGAAATAAATACAGGTTGGGGTTCTGATGGTTGGGGTGTTGAAAACTGGGGATCTTCTGGAATAACAGTTGCATTAACTGGTGTTGAAGCAACTACAGGTATTGGAGAAGACGTTAGTTGGGGTAAACAAACTTGGGGATCTACAACAACTGGTTGGGGTGGAGAATACTATTTAGATGTTGCAAGCGTATTAGGTTTAACAGGAGTCTCGGCAACTTCTTCAGTTGGAGCACCAACAGCAATATCTGATTTAACATTAACTCCAACAGGACAAAGTGCAACTTCTTCAGTTGGATCTTTAGACCCTGTTGATCAAGTAATGGGCTTAACAGGTATAGCCGCAACATCATCTGTAGGTGCAATTACACCAGCAGATGTTATGGGTTTAACTGGTTTAGGAGCAACAGTTTCTGAAGGCACAATAGCAATTTCTACAAACCCTGTTGTAGATTTAACTGGTCTTTCTATGACTTCTGCAACAGGAACAATAGATCCTGCAGATCAAGTTATGGGATTGACAGGAGTTTCAGCAACGGCATCAACGGGTGCAATTACACCAGCAGATGTTATGGGATTGACAGGAGTTTCAGCAACTGTTAGTGTAGGTAATGTAGCGCCTTTAGGGTATGAAGATATTACAGGTACACAAAGCGCTGGATATAGCTCAGTTACGGCAACACAAACTGCAAATTATACCGCTGTAAATGCTGATAATTAATAGAATATATTATTGACATTAAGTATAAAACAAATTAAAAAAAGATACTAATTAGGAGTACAAAATTATGGCATCAACTTATACAGCTCTCGGTGTAGAACTAATGGCAACTGGTGAAAACGCCGGTACATGGGGAACAAAAACTAACACCAACTTAAATATTATCGAACAAATTTCAGGCGGATATACTACACA